GAGACCGTCGCGCGGATGCTGAACACCACATCAGGACAGCTCGCCCGCTATGCGGCGATTGCAAACAACCTCACGAATCCGCAGCTCAAAGAGGCATTCGAGCAGGAGAAAATCGGCGTGAGCGTTGCCTATGACTCCTCGCGGCTCTCCGATGAGGGACAGTCCGAGATCGCGGATAAGCTGCATACAGAGGGCGTGGTTACCATCCGCGACGTGGAAGAAGTCAAGGAGCGGGAAACGGTGAAACAGGAGCGGACAACACAGCCCACTACAGAAACGCCGTCAATAGCGCAGCCGCCGCCCGAAGAATCAGAGACGGCGAAATATCCGCGCGAGAATGCGGCAGCGCAGGAGCAGGACGCAGATTTCCCATACGCCACACAAAGCCCGGAGGCGTACGCCATTATGGCGGTCTACGGAGAACTGAAAGCACTCAGGGAGAGCTATCAGGGAGCGGCACAGCGCGCCATCGCCGTTGCGGACAACACGCAGGGAGCGGAAAATTTCACTGCCGCCGCTGAATATGTGAAGACACTCATGGAGATTGTCGCGCAGGAGATGGCGGACATTGAAGCAGAGGAGGGGACAACATGACGGAACGCAAAAAGCGCATCACGAAGATCAAGGCAAAGAAAGGCGAGTATTTCTTCGGGTGGGAAGTCTATCAGGAAGCCACTAAAAGCTGGGATGCGTACACAATGACCTGCAAAGACCCGCCGCGCGTGGAACTGAAAGAGCGGATGCTTGCGATGGTCGCGCACGTCATCAACATCTGCGAATTTGACAAGCGAGATGAAAAGCGAATCATCGTCAGCGGAATCACCGAATCGCACACAGACGATAACAGGTACATCACCATCACCGCGCAGAAATCACTCGAATACAGCAAGGCACCGCTCATCATTAACACGCCCGCGCGTCCGGAGATGCCGCAAAACGAAGCGGACAGTGAGGATTACTGCATCAGCCTTGACCTTGCGAACGACCTCAAGGCACTTGAGAGTGAGGCGTGGCGGTACATCGACGGCGAGCGCGCACAGCAGACTCTTGATTTTGACGGCGGCGATGGCGGCGGGGACGATGGCGGAGATGATGCCGATGAGCCGGAGCGGATTGGAGCGTGACGGATGTGGCAAAAGGGAACTATCACCAAAAGAGGAAATGCAACATCTACGCCGCCTATCGCGGAGATGATTACATCGGCGAGGGGACATTGGACGATATAGCTGCGCTTGCAAGCGTGAGTAGAAAAACCGCGCAATGGTGCGCCCGCCCCGCCGCACTTCGCAGAATTGAGGAGCGCAGCAAAGCGTGGGATGCGGGCACACGGCGACTGAAAACGCGCGGATCGCTTGTGCTCGTATTGGTGGAGGAAGTGGGTAGACAATGACGCTAGGGAGCCTATTTGACGGCATCGGCGGATGGCTTCTTGCGGCACGTCATGCAGGCGTAACACCCGTATGGGCATCGGAGATCGAACCGTTCCCGTGTTCTGTGACGGCGCGGCATTTCCCCGATGTGAAGCAGCTCGGGGATATTACACGGATTGATCCTGACGAGATCGAACCCGTTGATATCGTCTGTGCAGGAAGTCCGTGTCAAGATTTGAGTATAGCAGGAAAAAGAAAGGGGCTGGATGGTGTACGAAGTGGATTGTTCCGCACAGCAGTTGACATTGTTCGGAGAATACGAACGTCCACGGGGGGGAGATACCCACGTTATTTCGTTTGGGAGAATGTCCCCGGAGCATTCAGCAGTAACAAAGGCGCTGATTTTAGAGCCGTGCTTGAAGAAATCGGAGCGTGCAAAATTCCAATGCCTCAAAATGGCAGATGGGCAAACGCCGGAATGGTTGAATGCGACGAGTGTCAAATTGCGTGGCGCGTCATCGACGCTCAACATTGGGGAGTCCCCCAACGCAGACGTCGAATCTTCCTTGTCGCGGATTTTAGAGTCAACGGAAGAAGTGCCAGTGAAATACTATTTGAGCCCGACGGCATGCGAGGGCATTCTGCGTCGCGCGAGAGAGCGAGGGAAAGAGCTGCCGGAAGAACTGAAAGAGGCACTAGAGCGTCAGTTATGCGTGGAATGGTGGCGGCAGGCTTTATTGGAAAGGCTGCGCCGACTGCTGGCAATATCGGATACACAAGAGAGATCGCGCCAACACTGATTGCAGAAAAAGAACAGCACGTCGCGATCTACGATATGACGCACGCGGATGAAGTGATGCGCCCAGTGCAGGGCGGAATAACACAGACACTCAACGCCCGCATGGGCACAGGTGGAAATCAAGTGCCCGTAGTGCACAGCTACTGTATCGCGGGGAATACAATCGACCGCAAGATTGAGAACGGCGGAAACGGGAAAGGCGTTCTCGCGGAAACATCCTACACGCTGAATACGATTGACCGTCATGCGGTCGTCGAAGTGTACGGCGCAAAGTCGTTCAGCGAGTACGAAAAAGGGCAGATTGCGACACTCAGAGCCGCAGGAGGAAACTATGGCGGCGGAAGCGAGAACATCGCACTGTGCGTTGGAAACGGGCAAGCCGATAATGCACGACTACAAGAAAAAGCAGGGACGCTCAACTGTATGCACGATCAGCAGATTATCTTGACCTCGACCACAGTCCGCCGCCTCACGCCGACTGAGTGTGAGCGACTTCAGGGACTCCCAGATGGATACACCGAGGGCGGGAGCGACACAGCACGCTATAAGGCACTCGGCAACGGCATGGCGCAGACGTGCGCCGACTATGTGATTCGGCGGATTGTAGAGTGTACGAGAGCAGAGAGGAAAGAAAACAATGACGGATAAATACGAGGAGTTTCTGCGAAGGAAAGAAATCACCGTGCCGAGCGCAGGAATTGACGTGGAGAAGATCACGATCAGCGATGAACTATTTGACTTTCAGCGCGACATCGTGCTCTGGGCACTGAAAAAAGGGAAAGCGGCGATATTCGCGGGCACGGGACTCGGGAAAACACTCATGCAGCTTGAATGGGCGCGTCACATCGGCGGCACGGTGCTCATCCTCGCCCCGCTTGCCGTGAGCAAGCAGACCATATCCGAGGGGGGGAAGTTCGGGATCACCGTCCACCATTGCCGCTCGCAGGAAGATGTCATAGATGGAGGGATCAACATCACGAACTATGAGCGCATGGATCGTTTCGACTTCTCTAAATTTCGGGGGATCGTTCTGGACGAATCCTCCATCCTTAAAGCGCAGACGGGGAAAATCCGCACACAGCTGATCGAGTATTGCCAAAAGACCCCGTACCGCCTCGCGTGCACGGCAACCCCTGCGCCAAACGACCTCATGGAACTGTGCAATCACAGCGAGTTCTTGGGCGTCATGTCGTCAAATGAGATGCTTGCTACGTTTTTCGTCCACGATGGCGGAGATACGAGCAAATGGAGGCTAAAGCGCCATGCAGTGCGGGATTTTTGGCAGTGGGTGGCAAGTTGGAGCGTGATGCTCACGAACCCGCAAGACCTCGGATATGACGGGACGCGCTATAACCTTCCGCCGCTGCGCATATCACAGCATACCGTACATACGGAACGACAGCCCGAAGTGCTTTTTGCAGTCGAGGCGCTGACCCTGCAGGAGCGTCAACAGGCACGGCGTGACAGCTTACAGGATCGAGCACAGGAATGCGCCGCGCTTGTGAATGCGGACATGGATCAATGGATCGTATGGTGCAATCTCAACAGCGAAGCCGATGCACTGAAAGCACTCATCCCCGACGCCGTCGAAATCAGCGGGAGCGATCAGCCGGACGTAAAAGAGCGGGCGGCGGTGGATTTTGCCGCCGGGAGGATTCGCGTCCTCATCAGTAAGCCGCTTATTTTCGGCATGGGACTCAATTTTCAGCGTTGCCACAAAATGGCGTTCGTCGGGCTATCGGATAGCTTCGAGCAATATTATCAGTCTGTTCGCCGCTGCTGGCGATTCGGACAGGATCATCCCGTAGACGTTCGGATCATCACCGCCGACACAGAGGGCGCGGTAGTCGAAAACATCCAACGCAAGGAAAGACAGTTCGAGGAAATGCTGCACGGAATGATCGCGGTGACACAGGACATCACGAAGGACAATATCAGATCGACCACGCGCCAGACCAAAGAATATGATCCGCAGGAGGATATGATCCTGCCGGATTGGCTGTGCCCGATGGCGGCATAAGGAGGATACGAGATGGAAAACGTCAAGGTGCTGGGGCAGGATGCAGGGGAGAAGTGGCACATCTATCACGGGGACTGCGTAGAAGTCGCGCGGGGTATTCCGGAGGGAAGCGTAGACTTCATCGTGTTCTCTCCGCCATTCGAGAGCCTTTACACATATAGCAACAGTGATCGCGATATGGGGAATTGCCGCAGCAGTTTAGAGTTTGCGCGCCACTTCCGTTTCTTGGCAAAGGAGCTTTACAGAATCCTCACGCCGGGCAGGTGCATGAGCGTCCACTGCATGGACTTGCCGCTCAGCAAACAGCGGGACGGCGTGATCGGACTGCGCGACTTCTCAGGGGCGCTTGTACGTATATTCGAGCGGGCGGGATTCGTCATGCACACGCCACGCGTTACCATCCGCAAAGACCCTGTGACCGCCATGCAGCGTACAAAAGCGATCGGGCTTTTGTGGAAGCAAGTCAAGAAAGACTCCTGCCTCTCACGTATGGGAATCCCGGACTACCTGCTGACATTCCGCAAACCGGGTGACAATCCGAAGCCCGTCCATCATACGAGTGAGGAGTTCCCCGTCAAGCAGTGGCAGCAGTGGGCGGAGTGCGTATGGCATGACATCAATCCATCAAACACACTGCAGCGGGCGAGTGCGCGGGACGAAGAGGATGAACGGCACATTGCGCCGCTCCAACTGCAAGTCATCGAGCGGGCGATCACGATGTGGACGAATCCGGAGGATGTGGTATTCACTCCATTCATGGGCATCGGCTCGGAGGCGTATCAGGCAGTCAAGATGGGGCGTCGCGCCATCGGGATCGAGCTGAAAGACTCCTACTACGCGCAGAGCGTGAAGAATTTGCAGCGCGCCGAGGCACAGCAGTTTTCAGAGCAGACACTATTCGCATGAGGAGGCGGCATCATGAAAAAACTTGTTTGGGTGTACGTATCCCATCCCTACACGGGGGATGAGGAGCGCAACAGGGCGGAGGCGGCAGAGATTCAGCGATTCTTGCAGGAGCGCTATCCGGATATGCTGTTTTTGAATCCGATTGCGATGTTTGGCGCACTCGCAGATATGAAATATGAGCAGGTGATGGAATACTGCCTCGAAGTGCTGCGAGACTGCGATATGATCGTTATGAGCGGGGAATTCATGGACAGCCGTGGTTGCACGATGGAACACACAACGGCGCGCGAACTCGGAATACCAATTCGTTACTATCTGAGCAAAGAAGAGCCACTTGAAAACTACTGGGCGTAGAGGAGGAGACGATGAATACGGGACTAACGAACGATGAATTCCGCCGACTGATCAACAACGGGCGCAGGAGCTACCGAGTGAACGTCATTGTGACCGTGTATGACCATCCGCAGGATTTTCCAAATGGATACGTGGCGCGGGCACATATCGTAGCGCAAAACAGATACGGCGTAATGGGATGCGGAAAATCGGCGTATGCATCACCGACGATCTACATCGCGCGTGAAACGCTCGACGAAGTGCGCGCGGCAATCCCTGACGATATGGTGAAGATGATTCGCCATCCACAGGATGATCCCGTCATTATCGAGACGTATGTGTAACAAAAGAGGAGGTCGCATGGCGGAGAATAATCAGGAAGTGTCCGATTCGGACAGAATTGCAGACGTAAGAGCGAACTACTACGCGCTGATCCGCAGCTTACGCGAAGCAGTGGAGCACGCATCAAAAACAATCAGCGAGGCGCTTCATCGCCTTGCACAACTCGGATTTAGCGGCGGATTATTCCGCCGCTTGAAATACCTGCGCCGCATGGAGTATTACAAGAAATACAGACGCAGGAGACGCAATCGTCCGACACACAGAAAACGCAGAATGCGGAGGAGGCTAAAGTATGGGACTGACTAAAAAAGACCTGCAAGAGATCAGGGGTGTTTTCAGCGACGAGATCCAGAAATTAAAGCCGCCCGCGCGACGGCGCGCGAAGGATCTTGTCAAACTCACGAAAAAGAGGCTGTATGCCTATCCACTCCTAAAAATCAATATTGAGCGCTACAAGGCAGATATTGAGGACATCAAAAAAGAGGACATGGGGAAATCAAAGAGCATCGTCATGTTCTCACCGTCATCCAAAGGCGGGGAGCGTCCGACATTGGAGGAGCTGCGCGAGGCAAAGATCATGATCGTGGAGAGGAAAATCGCCCGCGATGAAAATGAGATCAGGGAAATCGATGCGGCACTCTCGGTCATCCAAGATGATGAATATTATCCGATCATCGAAATGAGTTTCTTCCAGAAAATGAGTGAGGATGAAATCTGCGATGCTCTCAAATGCGCGAATGCAACGGTATGGCGGAACAAGGGACGGCTGATTGACATCATGAATACCGCCCTCTATGGGGCGGATTGCAATGAAATTTTAGGGTGAAAAAAAGATGAAGTTTACAGGGTGAAGTTTTAGTGCTATACTACGTGCATGGGAAAAGTACGCCCAAAAGACATCGCTATAACGGCGATGTCTTTTTTCTATGCCAAAAGGAGGCTCTGCGATGGAGAATATCAAGGTGCACTGCTCCTATACGGAGCTTGTCGATCCAGAAACGCTCGTACCGAATCCGAGAAATCCGAATCAGCACCCGAAACGACAGATCGAACTATTGGCGAAGATCATCCAAACGCAAGGATGGCGAGCGCCCGTCACAGTGTCGAATCGGTCAGGCTTCATCGTGCGCGGTCACGGACGCCTTGCCGCCGCAATGCTTCTTGGGTGCAAAGTTCCCGTCGAGCGACAGGACTATGCAAGTGAGGCGGAGGAATGGGCGGATCTGGTTGCAGACAACCGCATCGCGGAGCTTGCGTCAATCGACACGGAGGAGATGGCGAAGCTGCTATCCGATCTGAGTGGGCTTGATATTGACATAGAGCTGACAGGCTATGCCGGAAAAGCACTGGACAATCTACTCGCGGATGTTCGCGCACAGGAAGTCAAAGAAGATGATTTCGACCCGGCGAGCACAGCCACATCGATCAAAGAGCCTGTTTCAAAGCGTGGCGATGTTTGGATTCTTGGACGGCATCGCCTTATGTGCGGAGATAGCACGATGGCGGAGGACGTGACAAAACTCATGGACGGTCAGAGTGCCGCACTGATCTTCACCGACCCTCCCTACAACGTCGATTATGAGGGACACACGAAGGAAAAGCTCAAGATCAAAAACGACAAGATGAATGCGGATGCATTTCGAGGATTCCTTATCGACACATTCCGCAATTTTTACAATGTGGCTTCGCCCGGCGCGGCGATCTATATCTGCCATGCAGACAGCGCAGGGAATGAATTCCGTGAGGCGATGGCGGCATCGGGATGGACGCTGAAACAGTGCTTGATCTGGGTGAAGAATCAGTTCGTCATCGGTCGGCAGGATTATCAGTGGCAGCATGAGCCGATCTTGTACGGATGGCGCACGGATGGGCGGCACAGCTTTTTCGGAGGACGAAAACAGGGGACAGTCCTAGAGGACTTACCAATCGTCATACAGGAACAAGAAGATCATGCGTTGATATGCGTTACCGTCGGATTGGAACAAGTAGTAATCCGCGCGCGAGACGTGGAAGTTGTATCTCGCGCGGATGACTCCATCATGACAGCGTGGCGATTCGAGAAGCCGATTCGCAACGGCGAGCATCCGACGATGAAGCCGATTGCACTCTGTGCGCGTGCTATTCAGAACAGCAGTTGCCCGAGCGATATCGTGCTTGACGGGTTCGGCGGGAGCGGATCAACACTCATCGCCGCCGAGCAGACAGGGCGCAGATGTTTTTCGATGGAATGCGATCCCGTCTACGCCGATGTCATTGTTCGGCGGTGGGAGGAATTTACAGGGCAAAAGGCAGAGCGAATCAAGGGCGAGGGCATCAATGCAGAAGAAGGGGAAGAAAAGGATCGTAATTCCTGAGAATCAAGAGGAATTGAAAGTGCGGCGGGAAGCCGACAAGCAGATGCAAATCACGCAACCCCGCGAGGATTATCGCAAAATCACACAGGCGGGCATTGGTCAGTGGGTGAACGATTTCAAGGCGGGCAAAATTACATTCTCATCCGTTGCGGACTTGCGACAGCTTATTGAGCTGGATCTTGCCCTGCAAGAAAAGCAATAAGGAGGCGGTGATAGTACATGGCGAGTCGGCGCAGTGAAGAACGTGACCGCGCCTACGAGTTATGGAGGGCGAGCGGCGGAACAATGAAGCTCGTAGACATTGCAAATGAACTATCCGTGACCGCCTCCAAAGTCAGAAAGTGGAAAACACTCGACCAGTGGAGCATGATTGGGAAAACGCTCCCATACGAAAACAACACATCCGATGGAATAATTTTGAGTAAGGGGCGGGGTGCTCCATTAGGAAATAAAAATTCTGTTGGGCATAAATCGTCATCGCCGCAAAAGAACGCGAATGCCGTCACGACTGGCGAATACCAAACAATATGGGAAGATGCCATAAGCGACGAAGAGAAGGCAATACTGAGATCAGCAGACACGAATCCATTTACCGCGATTGACGAGACGATTCGACTGCTGACCTTGCGAGAGCGTCGAATGCTCATCTACCTGAATGAACTGAACGCAGCGAAAGAACTATGCGAGACGAAGGATATCTTCGAACTGCAATCAAAACCGATGATTGCGAACGTCTACGACGAGATCACAGGAGAAGTGAGCGAGATTGAAGTCTTGCAGGAGCAAAAGACGATGATCGGAAAGGTTGAGAAGCGTCAACCACTCATCGACAGGATACTCAATATCGAGGAAGCGTTGACACGAGTGCAGGAACGCAAGATCAGAGCCATCGAAACCAAGAGCCGAATGATGATGCGGTGGGAAGAGGCACGGCGCAAGGCTCGGCGACCACGAAGGAAATAGGTACTTCTGGAGTTTTGAACTTGTGCGCTCCCGCTTTCGAGCCCACCGTTTGTTTAGCTGCAAATTTTTTCATGGGGTTAATAAATTTTTTCGAGCCGCCGGAACGGAAAACAACCAACTAACTAGCGATTTGAGAAAAAAGTGAGAAAAAGATTTACTAAATCGGAGGTGATTACGCATGAAAGTCAAAGGGGATGTCAAGAAAATCACAGTCACACAGCGGCAGCTTGCATCGGCTTTTGGCGTAACACCTGCGCGTGTCAATCATCTAATCAAGGATGAGATCGTCGTCCGAGATGAGGATAATCCGGGCGGCGCCGTTCTGCTCTATGAGAGCGTGAAGCGTTATTGGTCAGGTCAGAAAAATGAAGAAGTCAGCATTGAGGCGGAACTGGATTTAACGCGAGAGCGTGCAAAGCACGAAAAGACAAAGCGCGAGATTGCAGAGCTGCGCCTTGCGAAAATGGAGAACCGCGCCTATGATGCCAAGACCGTTGAACTCGTCCTGACGGAGATGTTATCCAACCTGCGCACGCAGCTTCTCGGGATGCCGTCAAAACTTGCGCCGCAGTTAGAGGGGAAGCCACGAGGACAGATTTACGAGCTTATGACACGCGAACTGGAAGAACGACTTTCGGAGTTATCCGAATACTCGCCGGAGCTATTCACGGAAGAGGAGATCGAGGCAGACGATGAGGACAGCGATTGATCTATGGCAGTACATATCCCGCAAGGGACTCAAGCCGCTGCCGAAAACGAGCGTCTCCGAATGGGCGGACGAATACCGCGTGATCTCGCAAGGCAACGCAGAGCCAGGGAGATGGCGGACGTCGCGTGCAGAATATCAGCGGGAAATCATGAATGCGTTTACGCAGACAGGTGTTCATCGCGTTGTTGTGAAATCGGCGGCGCAGATCGGCAAATCGGATATTATGAATAATGTCATCGGTCGATTCGCCCACCTCGATCCGGCGGCAATCATGATGATTCAGCCGACCATTGAGATGGCGCAGGACTACTCCAAGACACGCATCGCGCCGATGCTGCGCGACACGAAAGTCCTCAACAATCTCTTTTTCACCGTCAAGGGGAAGGACGAGTTCGGCACGGCGAAAACGCGCGATGGGAACAATACGATTCTCTCGAAGATTTTCCCCGGCGGTAGGCTCATCATGTGTGGCTCGAACTCTCCGGCGGGGCTTGCATCGCGCCCCGTGCGCGTCCTGCTCGCCGATGAGGTTGACCGATTCGCGCAGACGGCGGGCACGGAGGGCGATCCCGTTGACCTTGCGTCAAAGCGCATGACGACGTTCTGGAATCACGTGTCAGGACTATTCTCCACGCCGACGACCGAGGGTGCGAGCCGCATTGAAACGGAATACCTCGCAGGGACACAGGAGGAATGGAGGCATCGCTGCCCGAATTGCGGCGAGTATCACGTACTCAGGCACACGGAGATGGAGTGCGACCACGAGGAGAGCCGCGACAAGGACGGCAACGTCACCTACATCATGAAAAAGGTGGAATGGCGGTGTCCAGACTGCGGATTCAAATTCTCCGAACGGCAGATGAAGGATGCGCCGCAGCGGTACGAGATGCAGAATCCTATTGCTCTTGAAAACGGCACACGCTCCTTTTTCGTCAATGGCTTTTCGTCCCCGTGGCTGACGTGGAACGGAATCATGAAAGAGTGGTATGAGGCGAAGGGCGACCCACTCAGGGAGCAGGTCGTCGTCAACACACGATTCGGCGAGACTTATCGGCTGATCGGCGCGTACGACGATGAGATGCAGTTCCTGCGCCGCCGCGAAAAATACGAGGCGGAGCTACCGCGCGGTGTGCTCCTCTTGACCGCCGCCGTTGACGTGCAGGGCAATCGACTTGAGTATGAGATATGCGGATGGGGATTCGGCGAGGAGTGCTGGGGCATCCAGAAAGGGATCATCCCCGGCGATCCTGACCGACAGCGCGTATGGCAGTTACTCGACGGCGTTCTTGACCGCCCCTACCATTTCGCCGACGGCAACAGCCTAAAAGTTGCGCGGACGTTTATCGACACGGGCGGACTGTCGACGCAGAACGTATATCTCTACTGCCGAAAAAACCTGCACAAGCAGCGCATCGGCATCAAGGGGCGCGGCGGATCGGGACTACCTCTGATATGGCGGTACAGCAAGCCGTCGAAAGAGTACGGAATCCCGCTCGTTATTCTCGGTGTCAACGACGGCAAACAGCAAGTCATGACGCGACTCGGGCTTGAGCAGAAAGGGCAGCAGTATTTTCACTTTCCCATAGATGACAGTCATATCGGGCAGCGCGGATATGACCAGATTTACTTCAAGGGCATCATCGCCGAGCAGCGCAAAGTCACGCGCAAGGGCGGCATGATCCAAGTCGTATGGGAGCCGATCAGCAAGGATGCCCGCAATGAGCCTCTGGATCTGCGCGTCTACAATCTCGCGTGCATGAAATCCCTGTTGCCGCATATCAACTGGGTAAAAATCGCGGAAATGCTCGGCGTGAATGTCCCAGAGGAGGCACGCAAGAAAAAAGTGAAACAGAAAGCGGCGGAGCGACCGAAACGCCAACCACAGGCGAAATCGCGCAGCATGAATCTATATTGACGACATGGGACGGCATGAGCCGTCCTTTTTGATTGGGAGGGTGAAAGTGTGGCGAAATCGGAAACGGTCATTAGAGAGCGACTGGAACTCTACTACGAGGCAGAACGGAAAGTCCTGCGCGGACAATCCTATACGCTCGGCAACAGACAACTAACGCGGGCAAATCTCGCCGAGATCCACAAGGTAATCAAAGAGCTTGAGAGCGAATTGGAGCAGATGGCGGGACGTTCGCGCGGATTTTCAAAGCGCGTTGTATTTCACGACTAGGAGGAAGCATGAGAAAACGGAAGCACAGACCCGCAAAGGCGCGGATGCCGACGGCACGCGAGGAGACGAGAATCAAGAACACAGGATACTCAGAGGGCGGCGCATCACATACAAGCGGCATTCTGAAAGCGTATCACCCCGTCCGCGCGTCTGCGAAGTCGGATATCGACGCGAATCTCTACACGCTGCGCAATCGCTCGGCGGATCAGGCGATCAATACGCCAATCGGAGCAGCGGCGATTCAGACGAGTTCGATGCACACCGTCGGCGCAGGACTCAAGGTTTTCCCAAAAATTCACTATTTGGACTTGGGGCTGACGCATGAGGAGGCGCGGGCGTGGAATCGGAGGACGCGCCGCGAGTTTGACCTATGGGCAGCATCAAAACACTGCGATCTCTATCGCCGTAACAGCTTCTACGACTTGCAGGATCTTGCGTATGTGGCGTATCTCGTAGACGGGGACTCCTTCGCTCTCTTTCGGAGGAAGCCGCCGACGCAGTTTATGCCGTATAGCCTGCGCCTACAGATCATCGAGGGGAATCGCATATCGAATCCGTATGGCGGAAGCCTTACAGGCGGCTATGGCGTGTTTTCCGTTGAGGCGAAGAATCAGAGCAATGGGAATCGCATTGTCAGCGGCGTGGAGATAGACCCGGAGGGCGCAATCGAAGCATATTGGATTTCCAACAAAGTACCGGGCGATCTCGTAGAAGCGGCGCAGATGGATGCGTGGGTGCGTGTCAAGGCGTTCGGTGCTCTCTCCGGCATGCCGAACATCGTGCAGATATGCCATGACGTACGGTCAGAGCAATATCGCGGCGTGCCATACCTCGCGCCCGTCATCGAGACGCTGAAACAGGTGAGCAGGTACACGAACGCAGAACTCACGGCAGCGATCATCAAGAGTTTCTTTGCACTGTTTTTCACCAATTCACCCGCAGGGGCAAGTGGACTCGAAGGAATTGCCCCGTCTGCCATCTATGGAGACGAGGAGGAGCGCGTTGACCCGCACGCCCCGGTCGTCGATGTGTCGGACTACGGACTCGGCCCCGGTACGCTGAACGCCCTGCCCGCAGGGGTGGACGTCAAGGCAGTGGACGCAGGGCGGAGCATGAGCACATTCGATCCGTTCGTGACACAGCTCATCAAGCACATCGGCGCGGCAATCAATATTCCGTATGAAGTTCTCATGAAGAACTTCACGAGTTCGTACAGCGCATCCCGCGCGGCGATGCTGCAGGCGTGGGAGGAGTTCAAACTGCGCCGTACGTGGTTCGCGCGTGATTTCTGCCAGCCCGTCTATGAAACGTGGCTTGCGGAGGCGGTCGCCGTTGGGCGCATCGACGCGCCGGGATTCTTCGACGATCCTGCCATTCGCGCGGCGTGGGTGAGCGCGGATTGGTACGGGCCGACTATGTCGATTCTCGACCCTGTGAAGGACATCAAGGGGAGTGCGATGCGTGTGCAGTACGGGCTTTCGACCCGTGAGCGCGAGGCAGCGGAAATGACAGGGACAGACTTCGAGGAGAATCTGGATCAGCTCGCATGGGAGCTGAAAATGATTGAGTCCAAGGGACTGACACTTGGAACCCCCGAAGTGCTCGCCGGGAAAGATACAGAGAACGAGGACGAACAGAAGGGAGGTGAGGATGATGGAGGAGTTTTGGAAATTCAAAAATAACGCCGACGGTGAGGCGGAGCTTTTGCTTTACGGCGAAATCTCGGATGCGTCATGGTACGGCGATGAGGTAACACCAAAGAAATTCGCCGAGGATCTGGCGGCGTGCGACGGGAAAGATCTGACCGTGCGCGTGAACAGCCCCGGCGGTGACGTGTTCGCGGCACAGGCGATCTACAATCAGCTGAAAGCGTACGCGGGCAAAGTCACCGTCAAAATCGACGGGATGTGCGCGAGCGCCGCGACGGTGATTGCGTGCGCGGGCGAAACGGTCACCATGCCGAGCAATACAATCTACATGATCCACAATCCGAAATCCGCGATGCTCGGTTATTACGATGCCGTCCAGCTTGGAAAGGTATCTGACCGCCTCATGACCGTCAAGCAGACCATCGTCAACGTCTACATGGGGCGCGTCGGAAATGCCCTCTCTGAGGTGCAAGTCAAGCACAAGATGGATGCGGAGGAGTGGATGACCGCCGACAAGGCGAAGGAATACGGATTTGTAGATGAGATCACGGATGAAATCCCAATCGAAAACCGTTGGGAGGATAATCTGCTGATCGTCAATTCCGTATCCTGCAAGTTGGACAGATTCGAGAATGTGGCAGACTTGCGGGCTATTTTGCCGGAAAAGAAGAAAAAAAGGAGTGATACCATTATGGGAATGGCAGCAACCGAGGCTCTCGCAGCAATCAAGAATCTCTTGACGGGTGAGAACAAGGAGGCACAGCCGCAGGAAGTCCCGCAGGACACGGCAACGCAGAATGCGGAGGATGTTCGCGCGGCGGCAATCGCACAGGAGCGAGCACGCATGGCGGCTCTTGACGCACTGAAAAACGGAAACCCTGTTGTTGACGGCATCGTTGAGGCGGCGAAGGCAAACAGAGCAACCGTCGAGAGCGTGAAGCCATACGTCGATGCCGCTGCAAATACACCCGTCGCAGGTACGGACACGAAGCACGAAGAGAAGATGCTTGCGTCGATTCGCGCGATCCTGCAGGACAGTAAGGAATCTAATGCGGACGGCGTATTGCCGACGCCGCAGCCGTCGCATGGCGGCGAAGCGGCAGAGAAGGAGCGCAATATCGCTGATATTGCAAGCTATGCCAATCGGATGAGAGGAGTGGAATGACATGAGTTATCACGAGACGATCAAAGACGCGACGGGCTATGATGAACTGCTGGCAGGGAGTGAGATCGCCATCCTGACGAAAAACGTTACATTGAAGCAGGGCAAAGCCTATCGACGCGGGATGCTGCTCACGGCAAAGAAGGACGGCGGCACGGGAGCGATCAAGGCGGAGCAGACAGTCAAGGATGGCGCGGCGGATTACGTCCTGCGGTCCGATGTCGATGCAACAAAAGCCGATACCGTCGGGACAGTCTACGTTTCGGGGCGGTTTAACCGCGAGAAGCTGATTGCCGCCGCAGGTGACACCGTCAATGCGCACGAGGAGGAACTTCGCACAAAGGGCATCTTCCTCTCGTCGCTGAAGTAAGGAGGAATTGAATATGCCGATGATTGACTACAATGACACAATTTCGCTGATGACAGCGATGGAGCGCATCAAGCCTCCTGCGAGCTTTCTGCTTGACACATTTTATCCGATTGTGCCGCCGACGGCGACGACATCGACCATCATGACCGAGTACCGCAAGGGCGGCCGCCGTCTTGCGCCGTTCATCGTGAGCGGCGCGAAGGGCATCAACATGAAGCGCGACACGTCGTGGATTGATACCTACACGCCGCCGATGGTCGGCCCGCGCCGGACGCTCTCGCCGGATGATGTTATGCATCGCTCTTTCGGTGAGACGGTATATAGCACCATGACCCCAGCGCAGCGCGCCGCGCAGATTCAGGCACGGGACTTTGTGGAGCTGCAGAACATGATCGTCAACCGCAAGAACAAGATGGCGGCAGACATCCTCACGACGGGACAGTGCGAGATCAAGGGCTATGCGGACGACGGCGAGACGCACGTTCTCGACGTGCTGAAATTCGACGGATGGACACAGAAGATCACGCCGAGTGTGACATGGGACAATCCGTCCGCGACGATTTACTCTGACATCAGAAACGCATCCATGATGATTCAGGAGAACACGGGGATCATCCCAACGCTCATGCTCTGCGGCAAGAACGTCGAGGACTATATCATCAAGAACACGCAGATGCGCGAGTGGCTTGCCATTCCGAACCGTGAGAATATTGCGATGCTCTCCCTTGCGCCGCGCTTCACGAGTCCGCAGATTCGCCGCATCGGGATTTTGCAGTCGCTGAATCTCGAAATGTATAGCTACACGGAGACGTACACAGACGATGACGGCACAGTGAAGCCGTTCCTCGGCGATAATGACGTAATCATCGCCGTTCCAGGGCGCGGTCGTCAGCTGCATGGCGCGGTCACGCTCCTCAACGATGAAGGTACGAAATACAACACTTTCATCGGGCAGTACGTTCCGTACTACAGCGGCAATAAGGACACGCAAGTCATTTCTCTCACCATGTATAGCCGCTTTCTCCTTGCGCCAGAGTGGGCGGATGACTGGGCACTGATTAAGACGAAGGGGTGAGCACGATGAAGATTATCGTCAAGCGTTTTTGTCTGTCACATAACGGCGAGATTTACAAGGCGGGCGACGTGGTAGAGATTGAGGATACCAAGACGGCAAATCGGCTCGTCGCTAACTCGGGCGGCACGCTCGAAATCTACCACGGAGATGAGGCCGAGGATGCCGATGGCACCGACAACGATGATGGCGATGTGGGCGATGGCGGTGCATCGGATGATGTGTCCGATTCGGACAGCGAGGACGGCGTGGGCGGAATCCCCGCCTTTGATCCTGCCGCCGCCGTCCAGACGGACGGAGAACCCGCAAAAGAGAAGAGTAGAGGTAAGAAAAAATGAACACGTTCAAGGAGGATCTCGCCGAGGATCTGAGGGGCGTGTTTTTTGATGCAGACGAATTCGCGAAGGAGCATGACCTCAACGGGACAGTCTGCCTGTGCGTTGTAGAAAAACCGCGCACCGAGGAGAAATACCTGCGCGGCGCGACGTATGACGCGTACGAAGGTATTCACGGCGTTGGCGTGACTGTACACGTTGAGTCGCGTCTACTCCCAGAGATCCCCGTGGAGGGGATGCGGTTTAATCTTGATGGAGAAGTTATGCTTGTGGATTCGTGCACGCATGAGGCGGGGCTTCTATCCATCGTACTCAAGGGGCATGACAGCTGACGGGAGGAGGAATGCCGCGATGATAAAAGTGGACGTGTCGAAGGACGACGCAGAGAAAATCAGACAGGCACTCTCATCGCTCTCAGGGCGCGAACTGCACGCTGCACTCGGTGCATCGGGGAAACGCGCAGCGCGTCATGGCATGACCGTAGGCGCAAAGAAAATGCGCGAAGTCTACACCATCAAGTCAGGCGTTGCGAAATCGCGCATGAAAGTAGAGAATCCAAGCCCACTTGATACCGTCATACGCATTGAGGGCGGCACAGAACCAGTCAAGAACTTTCGTGGGACGCGGCGGCGCAAGGACGGCGTTTTCGTATCCATCAAGCAGGACAGCGGCGGAGTTGTCCCGCGCTCTTTTATGCACGGAGATGCCCCGCTCATGCGCGAGGGGGCGGAACGCTATCCACTCAAAGGTATCTATGGACCATCCGTCCCGCAGATGTTCGATGAGGACAGCGTGATCGAGACGACGATGGATGCTATGGCGGAGAAGTACGAAGAGCGAATCATTCATGAACTTGAACGACGGACGGGAGGGAACACATGACTCCGTGGCGATGCGCAGAGGAAATCGCGGATTTTTTGCGCGATGAGATTGCGCGCTATGACGAAAAGTCAGGCACAGGAGAAGCCCATGCGGGATTTCTACCGATTGCCGATGTGCGAACGATGAAGAAGGAGCAATGCCCACACATCGTCATCCGTCCACACAAAGTGAAGGATGAGGAGAAAAAACGCCTCGCGAGTATGGCGGTCTATGTCGTTGTATGCCCGGAGGATGAGAAGGGCGGCGCAGAAAGCCTCTATCACATCTTGGAGTTCCTGCGCTTTTCCCTGCTCGCAAAGAACCCGATCAAGAACCGATGGATGATTGCAGACGGGGGACTTGAGACGAGCATTCCCGATGAGCAGCCCTACCCGAAATACTGGGGGCGCATCGACTTTGATGTCATCCTTCCCATCGTCAAGAACATACGCAACGACATCCTTGGCAGGATGTGAAAGGAGGACACATGAAGGAGACAGAGACGGCGGAGCAGAAAACGCCGCCGAAAAAGAAGGAGAAGGAAACTCTCATCGAGACGGTCGCGCAGCCGATGATCTATGTCGGCCCGAGTTTTCGAGGAAGTGATCTTTCAACGTATAAGGTTTTTGCGGAGGGAATCCCGGAGGCGTTCAAAGACGATCCGATTCATGCTCCGCTTTTTGTTTCCCCAGAAAACCTCGATGCGGCACGCGCAGAAGTCGGGGAGACGGGATCATTCCTCAATGTCCTGTACCAGAAAGCCGTGCAGGAGCATGAGGAACAGGAAAGGCGGTAAAGAATTATGGCATTTTTTCACGGCGCACGGGTGAAGGAAGTACCAACTTCCATTCTGACACCCGCAAGCACAACGGCAGGACTGCCCGTCGTATTCGGGACAGCCCCCGTCCATCTGACGGACGATCCCACCAAGAACGTTAATCGCCCGGTCATCTGCTACAGCTGGAATGAGGCAGTCGCGGCACTCGGATATTCAAACAACTGGGACGAATACACCATTTCCGAGGTGATGTATTCGCAGTTCAAACTCTACGGTGTCAAGCCGATTATCTTTGTCAATGTACTTGACCCGAAGAAGCACAAGGCGGAGATCAAGGATAATGACAGCCATACCATCACAGAAGGGCGCGTCACACTCGATGAGCCTGTCCTGCTGGATTCCCTCAAGGTCAGAGCTTCGGCAGCAGCGGAACCCGCAAAGAATCTCACGGATTATACGGCGGCGTATGACGATGATGGGCGGCTCATTATCTCTATCATGACGACAGGCGCGCTCAAGAACGCTGACAAACTCTATCTTGAGTACACGAAGATTGACCCGTCGAAAGTCAAGGATGCGGACATCATCGGCGGCGCAAGCAAGACGGGGACGGCAGGGCTTGAGTGGCTCGACTCCATCTATACGCTCTTTTCGCTCGTTCCGGGCATCGTTGCCGCGCCGGGGTGGTCCGATCATCCGAGCGTTGCTGCTGTCATGAAGGCGAAGGCAATGAACATCTCGGGACTTTTCCGCTGCATCTGCCTGACCGACGTGGACACGGGCGCAGTGAAACACTACTCTGACGTGAACGAGTGGAAGAACAAGAACAGCTATACGGGTGTGAATCAGGTCGTATGCTGGCCGTGCGTGCGCAGCGGTGATATGGTATTCCGCATGTCAACGCATATCCTAGGAATCATAGGCGTCATGGATGCGGCGAATGCGGATGTGCCGTATCAGAGTCCGTCAAACCTCTCCATGCAGGCGACGGGGATCTGCCTCAAGGACGGCACGGAAGTCGCGCTCTCGCTTGATCAGGCAAATCTCCTCAACAGTCAGGGCGTTATGACAGCGCTCAATTTCAGCGGCGGATGGAAGAGCTGGGGGAACTACACGGGAGCATACCCGTCCGCAACGGACGTGAAGGACACGTTCATCTGCGTTCGCCGCATGTTCGACTGGCAGTACCAGACATTCATCCTGACCTATTGGCAGACGGTTGATCGTCCACTCATGCCGCGTCTTATTCGGACGATCATCGACTCTGAGAAAATCCGGCTGAACGGATTGGTATCGCGTGGCTTCCTGCTTGGTGCAGATGTGAAATTTCTCGAAGAGGAGAATCCGACGACCGATCTCCTGCAAGGGATTATTCGTGTACACAGCTACATCACGCCGCCCGTCCCGGCACAGGAGATCAACGACATTCTCGAGTACGATGTCAATAACTTCAAGGCGCTCTTTGGCTGAGAAAGGAGGCAAAATAGATGACCATTCCAGAAGTAATCAACGATATACGCTGCTACATCGACGGAAACGATGACTGTATCAGCGCATCCAGTATAGACCTTCCTGACCTTTCGTCCATGACGACGGACGTGAAGGGCATCGGCATTGCAGGAACGATCTCTGCGCCGATTCACGGGCACTTTGAAAGCCTCGAAGTCAAGGTAAACTGGCAAGTGCCGACAAAAACGGCCATGCGCTATCATGGCGGCAAGGCAATCAAGTTCGAGGCATATTCTGATGTGCAGGGATTTGACTCCGGCGCGGAAGAGTACACACATGACCGCTATCGCGTGGTTGTGCGCGGGCGCGCCAAGAACTACTCTGCCGGAAACATCGAGGCGGGAAACACGTCGGGGAGCAGCACAACGATCGAAGTGCACTACTTAAAGCTCGAGTATGGCGGCGAGACACTCGCGGAGATTGACAAGTACGGTTACAAGGCCGTTATCGACGGGGTTGACATCCTCGCTCCCATCCGCAAGAACATCGGCATGAACTGAGGAGGACACGACAATGGCAGACGACAAAAAGAACGAGTTGGACATCACAGCGACGACGGAAGCGGAGAGCGTTGAGGTATACGACGCTGAACCTATTGACGAGGCGAACGTGATCCACCTCAAGAAGCCGATGCGCAATGGATCGGATGAGATTCACCTTGACTTCGACCGCGTGACAGGATACATCCTCCTAAAGTGCGAGAAGGAAGCGAAGAAGGATGATCCTCTGATTAGCGTTATGGCACTCTCGCAGTCGTATCAGGCACGTGTTGCAGCAGCGGCGGCAAAAGTGAAATATGATGAGATTCTGGAACTCTCGGGCGCGGACTTCACGGCCGTATGCCTCAAGGTACAGAATTTTTTAATGGGATCGCGCTAGGGGAAAACCTCCGGCGCTCTGCTCTGCGCATGGCAAAATACAGCAATTCCCCCATCGGCGTGTTCCTTGAAATGCCGACGGGGGAATTTGGCTGTTGGATGAAAATCATGAACGCAGAGATCGACATTGAAAATGAGGCGGCAAAGAAGGCCGTAAATAAAAAATAGCCGCCTTGCGGGCGGCTCTATGGAATTATGGAAGATAGCGGGCGAGATTTTGAGAAGCAGGAAGCGGCGCATCTGATTTGCCGCGATAAAAACGATCATAGAACCATTCGAGGAGATCCGCACACCCGCTGACAATAAAGGCGATGGCGTTTGTCGCGAACATCAAGAAGAACAGGACGGGGATAACTACGAGAAGAATCGCAAGAAATACGGTCATCGTTGCGCCCTCCATTCAATAAAATCTAGGAATATCGGCATCTTTAGCATAAACGGGAGGTGATACTTTGTCAACTGGAAAAACATTCGCGCTTGCCATCGCGCTCAAGGCAACAATAGACAGCAGTATTGCGGCGGGGATTGCAAAAGCGGCGCAGTCAATCCAGAACGTCGCACAGACGGCGAACGCAGTAAACGCTCAGATGGATAAAGGAACGGCGGCACTTCGCGGATATGAAAGCGAGCTTGCGAATATCGGCGCAAAGTCGGCGCAGTTCATGACCCTCAAGCGCGCCATTCAAGACAATTCAAACAGCCTTACCGAGGCGCGCGCCCGCGCGTCGGCGCTCGCGAGTCAATTCAAGGCATCCGAGCAGGAGACGGCGGCACTCAAGGCGCGTGTCGATCAGGCAAAGGAAAGCCTCGAGCGCATGAAGGGGACACTCACACCTGCAACATACAAAGCGGCGAAAGCGGAAATCAAGAGCCTGAGCGCCGCGTATAGAGAAAGCGAAGAGCGGACAAAGGCACTGGGCAGTGACTTTGAGGAGGCAAAAAACAAAGCGGCGAAGCTGAAAGATACGCTGGCAAATCAGCAGGCCACACTTCAAGGCGTGCGATCATCACTTTCTGAAGCCGGAATATCGACGAAGAACTTCGCGGAGAGTCAGCGCACCGCGCAAGAAGCCCTTGAAAAGACCATTGCAAAAGAGAAAGAGGCAATCGCTCACCGCGAGAGAATGGCGGGGCTGCGCGAGAAACGTCAAGGCGCAAGCGATAAATTCAGCGCGGCAAAAGGGAACTTCCTCGAGGCTACGCTTATGGCAGGAGCAATCGCTGCGCCGCTCATCGAAGCGACGCATGAGGCAATCCAGTTTGAGTCCGTAATGGCGGACGTGAAGAAAGTCGTAGACTTTGACACGCCGGAGCAATTCAAGGCGATGTCGGGCGATATCCTCAAGCTATCGACAGAGCTGCCGATGGCGGCGGAGGGAATTGCACAGATCGTCGCGGCGGGCGGCCAGTCCGGCATCGCACGAGAGGATCTGCTTTCCTTTGCAGAGTCAGCGACGAAGATGGGCATTGCCTTTGATATCACAGCCGATCAGGCGGGCGATATGATGGCGAAATGGCGCACGGCGTTCAAAATGAATCAAGAGGAGGTCGTTGCTCTCGCAGATAAAGTCAACTACCTCGGAAACACGACGGCGGCATCTGCGCCGCTCATCTCGGAGGTTGTGACCCGCATCGGCCCACTCGGCGAAGTCGGCGGCGTTGCCTCCGGCGAAATCGCCGCACTCGGCGCATCCATTGTCGGAACGGGAACATCGTCAGAGATTGCTGCAACAGGAATCAAGAACCTCATCCTCGGAATGAGCGCAGGAGCGGGCGCGACGAAAACACAGGCCGCTGCGTTCGCCTCACTTGGAATGACCGCAGAGGATGTGGCGAGCAGGATGCAAGTAGACGCAAAGGGGGCGATCATCGACGTGATGAAAGCGATCCAAGCCCTCGACGCAGATAAGCAAGCGGCGACGTTGCAGGATCTCTTTGGAAAAGAATCCATCGGCGCAATTGCACCGCTCCTTGGCAATCTCGAAAACCTGCAGGAGAATTTTGACAAAGTCGCAGACGCGACAAAGTATGCAGGGTCTATGGAGCAGGAATACGCGGCACGCAGTCAGACAACAGAAAATCAGATCCAGCTTGCAAAAAACACGCTGGATGCTGTAGCTGTCACGATTGGGAGCGCCCTCCTTCCTGCCGTCGGTCAGGTGTTCGCGAGCATTGCACCAGTTCTCACGTCGATTGCTGAGTGGGCGTCGAGAAACGAGGAGTTAGTGGTAATCATTGCAGGAGTGGCGGCGGGGATCGCTGCCCTTATCGTCACAATCGCAGGAATGACATTGATCGTACAAGGCGCAGCACTTGCCTATGCGTCCTTCCAACTTGCCGCCGAGTTTGTCAAAGGACTTCAGCTTGCAACGAAAATAGCAACGGCGGCGCAGTGGGCATGGAACGCCGCAATGACGGCAAATCCAATCGGCATCGTCATTATCGCAATCGCAGCACTCATCGGAATCCTATACGTTCTATACACGCACTTTGAAGAAGTGCAGGAGTTTTGTGCAAGCGTATGGGAAAGCCCCGCCGCCGCCGTGATTGCATTTATCACAGGGCCAATTGGAATGCTGATTTACTGCGTTGCGGGGATTATTGCAAACTGGGAGACCGTGAAGGAATGGTTCTCTCTACTTTGGGAAAACCCTAGCGCAGCGATCGGGCAATTCGTTTCCTTCTTGCAGTCGAAACTTGGAGAGGGAATCACATGGGCACAGGAAAAATGGGAAGCCTTGCGCGAGGTACTATCACATCCGATCGACGCTGTTGTCAATTTTATTCGAGGCGGAGACAGCGCTGCATCGGATGCGGCAGGCGTTGATATTTCTGAAAACGCCATCGGCGGAATTTATAAAAAAGGGGCGTTCCTGACAACTTTCGCGGAGAATTCGCCTGAGGCGGCAATCCCAATCAACGGAAGCGCACGGGCGGCAAGCCTATGGAGGCAGACGGGCGAGATGATGGGCCTATTGCCAAAAGAAACAGCAGAGATCATACCACAGGCAACGGAAATACAGGAGAGCACGGCGCAAGCGCCGCCGCCGATGCTGACGCTTGTGCCGCCGCTGCCGAGAGTCGCACAGGAAGCCACACAGAAGGCGACGGAGATGCAAGAGCATACGGCAAAGACACAGTCGCCGATGCTGAGTCTTGTACCGCCGATCACCCAAACCATACAGAATGCCGCGCCCCAGTTGGAGGCATCCGCACCAATATTGCAGATGCAAGCACCGCCTCCAATGCAGAGCCCGACCATTGCGGCAATGCCGTCGCCGAGCGGCGGAGTGAACATCACCTTCAACCCAACCATCCATATTGACGGAACGGCAGATGCGGGCGTTGTGGAGCAGCTGCGCTCGGAACTTGAGCGACAAAAACAGGAACTTATCGCTATGCTCCCGACGCTCCTCAAGAGGCAGGACGCGCATGAGAGGAGGCTTTCCTATGCCTGATACCTACACAAGCATACAGGGCGACACATGGGACATGATTTCCTACAAGGTGTACGGCAAGGAATCCGCGATAGTGCAGCTGATTGAAGCAAACAGTGACCTTGCGAATATCGCCATATTCCCGTCGGGCGTGCAGGTAATTTGTCCGACCATCGCGCCAGAGGCATCACACATCCTACCGCCGTGGAGGAAATAGACGATGGCGGAATATAAGAATCCACTGGATGATTGGCTGAAAGAACTGCCGAGCGGGTCAGATCTATCGCGCCGCGCGTGGCTTGAAATCAAGTACACTCCAGCGGGCGAGACGGAGGAAAAGGACATTTCAGAGGATGTGAGCAAATACCTCATATCCATGTCCTACACGGACAATCTATCCGATGCGGCGGACGATGTAACGATCACGCTTGAGGATCGGGCGCAGCTTTGGATGGAGGATTGGTTTCCCGAGGGCGAGGGCAATATGCTCGACATCACCATCCACACCTACAACCGCATCACCTTGAAGGACGGCGAGGCAGTTTTCCACGCAGGAAAATTCGAGATCGACGAAGTGGAGATTGTCGGATTCCCCTCTACAGTACAGATCAAGGGCGTTTCGGTCGTCGGCGAATCTTCCCTGCGCGGCACGCGGCGCAATCAGACATGGGAGAAAATATCCGTCTGGAAATGCGCCTCTGATATATGCGAGCGGAACAATATTTCACTCATTTGGGACTGTGCAGAAAATCCGAATCTTGACCATGTGGAGCAGGCGGATAAGTCGGACTTGGAGTTTCTTCTGGAAATCTGCAAGAACAACGGCATGAGCCTCAAGATTATGGTGGAGCAGATCGTCATTTTCGATGATGAGAAATATGAGGCGCAAGAGCCGATCATCACCGTATATAAGCCCGGCGTAAAAGCAGAACTCGATGACAAGACAATGCCGCTACGTTGGCTACTCTCCTACAATATGCGCGCAAAGACGCGGGATACCTATGGGAGCTGTCACGTCAAGTACCAGAAGGGTAAGAAAAAAGAGGTCATCGAAGGCGCGTTCACCATCCCCGGAAAGGAGAAGGGGCGCGTTCTTTTTGTGCGTGAACAGGTGGAGGACACTGCCGAAGCCGAGCGCCTCGCAAAGAAAAAGCTGCGCGAGGCGAACAAGGAGGAAGTGACGGGCAGTTTTGCGACCATCGGAAATACGAATTTCGCGGCGGGGACGACGCTCCTGCTCAAGAATTTTGGGAAGTTTGACGGGAAGTATCTTGTAACGAAAGTGTCGCACAGCGTCACAACGTCCTACACGACGAGCGTTGATATAAGGAGGTGTCTGGATGGCTACTAATTCGGGCGGCGTGCCGCTCTCAGAGTGCATTTTCATTGGTCAGGTGTCATCCTATGGCAGCACACCGGGAACGGTCATCGTACGCCGCCCCGACAAGGACGACCGCACGACTGCCGAACTCGCCGTTATGAGCAGGTGCACGAAGGACACTAAGGATTATTGGATGCCTGCGATTGACGAGCAAGTCCTATGCGTACTTTTGCCGAATACGTCAGGGAAAGGCCCCGGCGAGGGATTCGTCATCGGCGCGTTTTATAGTGAGACTGATGCGCCCGTTGAGAGCGATCCGAATGTGCGCAGCATCCACTACAAGGACGGAAGCTACATCAGGAATAATAACGGTGCAATAGAGATTCATGCGTCAAAGTCGCTGAAACTCACCGCCCCGCGCATTGATCTGAACTAGGAGGAATAGAAATGCCAGCAGCAACAAGACAGGGAGACAACGACACAGGGCATGACGCTTGCCCTCCGCGTGGACTCGCATCCCACAGCGGCGACGTATACATCAACGGAAAGGGAGCAGGACGTGTCGGTGACAGTTATCCGGCGCATGGATGCCCCGTACACCCGCCGCACAGCGGCAACATCGCCGCCGGAAGCGGGACAGTGTACATCAACGGACGCGCAGCGGGACGAATCGGCGATCCTGTGTCCTGTGGCGGGAGCGTCGCAGTGGGAAGTGGAAACGTATTCATCGGTGGATAAACTCGCCGACGAGGGGAGGAGGTGACTGCCTGTGTATATCGGCTATATGGGCGATATTGTATTTGTAGTTTCGCCGAATTATATGCTCACGCCGATGGACTATGAACGCGAGAGTGCGGCACGGTGGACGGAACATGAACTGCTCATGCGAAAGCCCGTCAGTCAGTTTGGAGGCCCCGGACTTGAAAAGCTGACATTCAGCATCATTCTTGATGCAGCGCATAACATCGATGTCGCAAAGCAACTTGAAAAATTGCGTAAGATGCGCGATACGGGCGCGGTGTTCCCGCTCATCATTGGAGGAAAGCCAGTCTCACAATGCTATTGGCGGTTGGACAGTATCAAGGAGGCGGGACATTACTGGACGGCGGACGGGCGACTGCTCCAATGCACGCCATCGCTCACCATCACGGAATACGATGACAGCAACTACAAAGAAGAGAAGAGCCTCGTGAATAAATACGGGAAAGCGTACAACATCGCGAGCGCCGTTTTCGGAGGGCTGTGATATGACATACGAGATCAACGGCGGAGAAATGCCGCCGCTCAATCTTGCCCCTGTGACGCTCGCCGAGGAAGTTCTGCAAAACGTCCGCATGATTATCTCGACCGTCAAATATTCCGTACCAATGGATCGCGAATTCGGAATTGATGGTGCAGTCATCGACCGCCCCGTCAACGTCGCAAAGGCACACCTATCAAATGAGATATTTAACGCGGTGCGTCGATATGAGCCGCGCGCGGTCATCGAGTCCATCAACTTTGACGGCGATGAGAGCGGGCAACTGACCCCGAAGATAAAAGTACAGATCAATGAATAGCGCAGGGAGGTGAAAATATGGGACTCAAGAATTTAGAGAATCTGAAATTCGTGGATGCAAATCCAGAGGAGATGGAGATCCACATATTGGATATCGTGGAGGGACTGCTTGAACGGAAACTCGCACGAGCCGATCCCCTGCGATTATTCCTTCTTGGAGTTGAGGCGCTGCTGATTCAGCAGCGCCTTTTGTTTGACCAGATGGCGAAGATGAACCTGCTTGCGTGCGCGAAGGGCAGCTATCTCGACCATATCGGCGCACTCGTCGGGACGGAACGCCTACCTGCAAGCCCCGCAGCGACAACGATGAAACTCACGCTTTCGGCAGTACGAGAGCAGGCAGTCATCATCCCCAAAGGGGCGCGGGTTACGGCGGGGGATAATATCTATTTTGCGCTCAATGAGAACGCCATCATCCCGGCGGGCGAGTTATACGTCATGGCATCGGCAACTTGCACCGAAAACGGGGAGCGGGGAAATGGATATTTACCGGGAGAGATCAGCAGAATCGTTGATCCTGTGCCATTTTGGGCATCGGCGGAGAACACGACCAAGAGCGAGGGCGGTGCAGACGTGGAGGACGATGATGCCTATCGCGAGCGTATCCACGAAGCCCCGGAGAAGTTTTCCACAGCGGGGCCGACACTTGCCTATGAGTATCACGCAAAGGCGGCATCCGCGCTCATCGCGGATGTGTATCCGGACAGTCCCGCACCGGGAGAAGTCGTTGTATATCCGCTCCTCAAGGGAGGTGTTATCCCGGGCGAGGAAGTTTTGACGCTTGTACGCGAGAAGCTAAATGACCGCAGAATCCGCCCTTTGACGGACAAGGTGAGCGTAAAAGCACCAGAGAGCGTCAAGTATGACGTGGATGCCGTCTACTACATCGACCGCAGTAATGCAACGGAAGCGTCAGCGATACAGTCCCGCGCGGAAAACGCCGTACAGGAATTTGTCGCATGGCAGAAAGAGAAGCTCGGACGGGACATCAACCCGACCGAGCTTTATTATCGACTACGTACGGTGGGCGTGAAACGGGCAGAGATCAAATCCCCGGTATTCACAAAGACCGAAAAGAATCAAGTCGCCATCGCTGACCATGTCAAGGTGACATTCGGAGGGTTGGAAGATGAGTAAAGACCTGCAAAGCGTTTCGCTCATTGATATTTTGCCGCCGAATCTCCTCGCCGACAAACAGATCTATGCGGCGGCGCGGGCACTTGATGATGAGCTGCAAAAAATCACGGCGGTGACAAGGAATGCCCTGCTCCTGCCACGCCTTGACGAACTCTCGGAGGAGGTTATCGACCTTCTTGCATGGCAGTGGCACGTCGATTTTTATGAGCCTGTCGGGATGGACATAGATACAAAGCGCAGGCTCATCAAGAACTCCATCGCTTGGCACAGAATAAAAGGCACGCCCGCAGCAGTGGAGCAGGTCGTTTCCGCTGTGTTTGATACGTCACATGTGCAGGAATGGTTTGAATATGGCGGAAAGCCATATCACTTTAAGGTCGTCACGGAGGATGTGACGACCGATCAGGAAGTGTTGAAGCGGATGCGCCGTGCAATCAACGCGGCGAAGAATACGCGCTCATGGCTTGAGACCATCGAATTCATTCTGCATCTACAGGATGAGGAAAAAGCAGAGGACACGCACGCCATCGAAGTACATAAAACAATGATTGAGCGTTACCCGTGGCGGGGGCGCTTTTTTGACGGCTCATGGTGCTTCACAGCACCGTTGCACCTTGACGGCGGACGCGTATTCGACGGTTCGTGGCAATTCGACGGCACGCCGCCGGGCGACGAGGATGCGATCACACAGGGCAGGATCTTCGACGGGATGTGGCAGTTCGATGGACAGCATGACTTCAACCTCAATTCGGCGTCGCGGAAAATCCTGTTTAACTCGCTTGAGACAGATGCACTGCATCTTACGCAGGAGTTGTCCGTCGTAGACGAGCACAGCGTAACATTCCAGTTCGACGGGCGGCGATTCGACGGGTCGTGGATGTTCGGTCCGAATGAGCACGCACAGGATGCGGTGCTCGAAACGATGGCGGCGCTCACACTCGCCGACACAGAGCAGGCGATGGACGCGGCGCAGATCGCGCCGCAAATCGAGACGACGGAGATTTATCCGTTCGTGCACCTGCGCCGCTTCGATGGACGGTGGGCGTTCGGCAGGGCTGCGCCGCTCGATGGCGCATGGCGTTTTGACAGCACGCACATCTTCGACGGAGCATCCGGCGCGCCGGACATCACGCCTCTTGCGGCGGTGTTTGACGGCGCATGGCAGCTTGACGGCGGGCGAGATTTTAATGTACCACTCTCCGATGCGCGTTTTGACAGCGACGAGGATGCGGATGAACAGACGAGCCTCTCTGCGACACTCACGAAACTTGAGGATCGTATGACCGTCCAAGACGAGAAATGCGGATTGACCGTGACCGTCGGGCGTGTTTTCAACGGATCGTGGAATTTCGACGCGGGCAACGCATCCTTTATGGACGGCGCATGGCGGCTCGATGGCGGGCGATTCTTCACCGTTCGCCGCACTGCGCGGAATCGTTTCGGCGGAGCGTTTGAAATGGATGGCTCAGTTCGCTTCGAGAGGGGAGGTGAGACTTTTGAGCAGTACAGATACACAGCATGAGGAGGAAGTGCTTATGACAACAATCAAAGAGCAAGATACACTCGCCCCGTTGCGCGGCGCGGTACACCTTGCCGTCTACAAAAACGGGAAGCTCCTATTCGAGGAGACCGATCACAATCTCATCGTCACATCGGGACGCGAGAAACTGGCGCGTCTCTTGGGAGGAGACTACGCGGGTCGCATCACGAAAGTCGGCGTAGGCTCTGGAAGCGCACCCGCAAGCGACACGGATACAGGGCTGACGGATGCCGTTCTTATCCATGTGCAGTCCACGGAATACGCAGGAACGAAGGTGCGATTCAACTTCACACTCGGGAATGCCGACGCGAACGGCCTTTTGATTCGTGAGCTTGGGCTTTTCTTCGCCGATGACGTGATGTTCTCACGCCGCGTGCGCAAGAGCATCATCGGCAAAGAGGATGACATCAGTATCACAGGATACTGGGAAATCTATTTCTAAAGGAGGCAATCATGGGAAAACTGAAAGAGAACGCGCAGTGGGAGCCTGAAATCTACCAGATCGAAGTCACCGATCCTGCGCTTGGCGGCGAGAGCGGTCCCGTCAACATAGCGCCGCGTCAGCTCGGGAATCGTACGCTCTACCTGAAGACGCACATGGATGACACAGAAAACGAGATCAGACAGGCACGCGGCGGCAAAGGATCGCTCGCAGATCGCATCAATGCGCTTGAGGGTACAACAGCGCAGGGGGATTTCTCCTTCGCGGGCACGCGTGGACAGACCGTCGCACACAACCTTGGAAATACGAACTACGTCGTCAACGTATCTGCGACGGCGGACACGGGCGGCGATCTCGGAGACGTATACATTTCCCGAGCTGCGAATGCGTTTACCGTCTACAATACGGGCGGCTATCGGGGCGGCGCACGCTACCAGATCATGAACTAAGGAGGAGCACAATGGAGCAGAATAAAATCACCATCGCGATTGACAAGGTGAACCCCGCAATCCTGCGCGTGGCGGCATTTACCGCCAGCGGCATCCGCGTCCCTGCGCAGAGCTACGACCTGACGGAGTATCAGGGCGAGACGTTCCGCCTCTACATGGAGGAGAACGGCGACCTCTCGACCTGCAAGCACTGCGACCACTACTGGCTGCTCGCCGAGGCGGACATCCCGCCGAAGCAGACAGAGACAGTCCCAACAGGGGAGAAAGACGAGAAGGGGCAGGAAAAGACAAAGACCGTCGAAGTCCCGCTTGACCTCAGCGGCGTCACGTTCCACACATACGACCTGCCGATGAAGGAGGAAAACCATGATTAAACATCTCAGCCTCAAAGCCTTGCGCGAGCAGATCAATGCGCAGACGCGCGAAGTCCACTTTCTGACGGATGACGGCGCAATCACGCAGATGGTATTCATCCCGAAATTCACCGTCCCCGCAGGACTGCTCGAGGGCGGCAAGTTCCCCGCGCAGCCGATGAATCTTGGCGGCTTCTTCATCGACAAGTACCAGTGCAGTCATAAAAAGGCGACGCCGTTCGCGCGCGGCATTGGAGACAACCCGACCATCAACGACGGGGACACAAACAACGTCCCTGTGTCACTTCCGGGGAAGGCGGTATGGACCTGCATCAATTTTGACAGTGCGAAGAAGGCGTGTGCCAACCGCAAGATCAACGGGCAGTCCTGCCATCTCGTCACAATGAAGGAGTACGCGACAATCGTATACCTCATCAAGATCCTTGGACATGATATTCGCGGCAATAACAATCAGGGTAGAGACTACCGTGACGCGGATACGTGGGAGAATCGCGGCATCCGGGACGCTACCAATGAGCATCCGACTTACAACCGCGCACTGACGGGAACGGGGCCGGTATCGTGGAGCCACAACGGCACAGCACAGGGGATCTATGACATCCTCGGAAACGCATGGGAGTGGCTTGATTTCGTCATCGACAACGGCATCTACACCCACGAGAAGCGCGCCCGTATCAATGACAACGACGGCATCACGGACAAAGACACGACGATCACGCTTGACACGATGGAGAGCGGCGAGACGTGGCCGACGAGCGGCATGATCAAGATAGAGGATGAGTATATCAGCTACAGTGCCATCAACTATCAGGGAAGCGGCAGAGCGATCCTCTCTGGGTGCGCCCGTGCACAGAGAGGCAGCGCGGCGGCGGTACACGCAAACGATGCGGTGGTCTATCAGCTGACGGACTACTGCATCAAGCCGGACTCCTGCACGGCGTACATCGGGAACGCCAGCGGCATTAGCGCATCGGACACGTCGATCTCCTACACGGGTCTCATCAATGGTCCGGGGAATAACGGATTTGCGACAGGTGACATCCTCCAGATCGAGAACGAGCAGGTCAAAGTCACTGCCGTCACACCGAACGCACTGACCGTCGAGCGTGCACAGAACGGCAGCGCGGCAGGATCGCACGGCAAGGGCGTCGGCATCGCAAAGATTACGTCGCTCATGGCGAATCACGCATCTAATAACGACGCGTATCAGCAAGGGCGGCTCATGACGATGCGCAACGAAATCGACCTTGCGCCGCTCATGCTCCCTGCGAGCGTCAGTGTCAACACGGAGTCCGAGGAGTGGCATGACGGATTCTGGATTCGCACGCAAGGAAAGCGTGCTGCCCTGCGCGGCGGTCATTGGGGCGATGGCGGTTGGGCCCGGCTCGGCGCGGCGTTGACCTTGGCCGGATCTCCGTCGCATTGGGACGCGGGCGTCGGCTTTCGCGCTGCTTTGTCCCTTGAATCCCTGTAATCTGGACGACTGGAATCTGACCGCCCGCGCGATAGCGCGGGCGCTATCCACACATCATGACAGAACTCAAGATCAAGCAGAAATGCGAGGACATGATCAAGTACGGCCTGCAAGCACTGAACCAATATCCGCGCTCCGAGAAGTACGGAATGGGTGCAGTGACAAAGGCGGCCATGTACGAGCTGCTGAAGCTCATCATCTCCTGCAATCACAAATACTACAAGAAAACCACCCTACAAGATATGGACGTGCAGCTTGACATCCTGCGCACATTCATCCGTCTTGCAGTGGAGCTTGGCTATTTGCCGTTCAAAAAATACGAGGTTTGGAGTGCGAAGGTGGACGAGATCGGCCGCATGATCGGTGGATGGCGCAAGACCGTCGTACTACAACAAAAATAAAATATAGGGGGCGTCCTGAATGTGCGAGGCGTGCTGCCCTGCGCGGCGGTAATTGGGACAATGGCGGTTGGGCACAGCTCGGCGCGGCATTGAACTTGAACGAATCTCCGTCGAATTGGAACGCGAGCGTCGGCTTTCGCGCTGCTCTGTCTAGTAGTGAGGAGCCGTAAACTTATAGGGTTTGCGGATAGTACGTTAGACAAAGGAGGACGCATCCTTCTCATCCCGTGGATGGGAGAAATACAGAAAGGGGCACGCCGGACTGGTAGGCATCACGCCGAACGTTCGGCGTTTGCTATGAAATCATACAATCATCTTTTTGACCCGGGCATCGCAAGTTTCGAGAGCCTCTACCGCGCAACAAAGCGCGCAGAGAAGAACAAACGGATGAAGCCGGAAGTGTTGGCGTTCAACGACCGCCTCGAAGAAAATCTTTTTGCACTGGAACGTGAACTAAAGGGAAAGACCTACACGCAGGGACAATATCGGCTGTTTTATGTCTACGACCCGAAAACGCGGCTAATTGCCGCTGCGCCGTTTCGCGATCGCGTTGTCCATCAGAGCTACCACGGCATACTTGAGCCGATCTTTGAGGCGCAGTTTATCGACACGTCGTTTGCGTGCCGTATTGGGAAAGGAGTTGATGCAGGTGTACGACAAGTAGAGGCATATCTAAGAAAAACACGCGACACCCACGGGGAGATGTACTGCCTGAAAGGAGATGTGAAGAAATACTTCCAGTCTGTGAACCATCGCATCCTGCGCGGAATCCTGTTCCGCCGCATCCGCTGCAAGGATACGCGATGGCTGACGGACGTGATCTTGGCATCAACGGCTGACCCGAACGATCCAGACCCGCGCGGGATTCCTGTCGGCAACCTGCCGAGTCAGCTATACGGGAACATCTATCTGAACGAGTTGGATCATTTCGTCAAGGAAGAGCTGCGCATGAAATACTACGTTCGCTATATGGATGATTTCGTCATCCTGCATCATGACAAGGCGCACCTGCATGATGCGTGGCGGCGCATCGCGGCGTTCTTGGCGGAGCATCTGGAACTCGAGCTGAATCACAAGACGGCAGTGTTCCCGGTGTCGCAGGGAATTGATTTCCTTGGGTATCGCATCTGGGCATATCGGAAAATCCTGCGCAAGGCATACGTCAAACGCATCAAGCGGATGATGTGCCGTTTTGAACGGGACTATGCGGCGGGGAACAGAACGCAGGAGGAGATTCGGCGCGTCTTGTCATCGTGGCACGGGCGATCACTCCATGCCGATGTGCCGCAGCTCAAAGAGACCATCGCCGCCCGCGCGGCGGCGATGGGAATTGTATTCTAGGAGGCTGAATAATGAAACGTATCTTTTTGGCGGCACTCGTTGCCGCATTGATCTTCGCACCTGTGCCTTGCGGGGCGCAGCACCGACTCGTTGACAGCGTAGGAGTTGACCGCATCGCACACGCAGGAGTCAGCTATCTCATCTGCGATCAGCTCAAACGCAACGCAGGGATGAATAGCTTTTGGGCGGCGACGACGACGCTTGCCATCGGCGCTCTCAAGGAGTGGTCAGACGGCCACTGGGACGGCAAGGACTTCGCTGCCGACTGCGCGGGCGTGCTGATGTATCAGGTGCGCTTTTAAGGGAGGGCAATATGCAGGATGTAATGATTTTTTTGAAAGGGATGATCCCAACGGAAATGCAGGCGATATGGGGGGCAGGGTGTTCCGTCGCGGGCGGAATTACAGGGTATTTGCTTGGGTGGAACAGCCTCGTTGAGGCACTCGTTGTAGCGATGGCCATCGACTATGTGACAGGCGTCCTTGCCGCGTACCGCTACAAGAGAAAGCACCCAGACAGCAAAAAAGGCCCGAGCAGCCGTGTGGGGGCGCTGGGCATCGTCCGCAAAGTGTCAATTCTGTGTATCGTGGCACTGGCGCATTACATCGACACGGCGATGGGGACATCCGCCGTGCATACGATGATCGTGTGGTTCTACATCGGAAACGAAGGACTGAGCATCATTGAGAACGCAGGAAATGCGGGCGCGCCCATTCCAAAGCGACTGACCGAGACCCTCGAACAGATCGCAAAGGAAAAGGATGAGAAAAGCGCGGCGATGGTGCAGAAAAATAGAGGAGGGAGGGGTGATGTATGACAAGAAAAACTATGTGCTCATTGGTGTGCTTATGCTTGCTGTTCTTGGCATCGCCGGGCTGTGGTATCTGCTCGGCGACCGAGAACCAGCAGGAGGCGGCAGTGTCAATGTCGAGCGTGGACTTGACGCGACTGAAAGAGAACAGCGCGATGCAGGAGCGAGCATTGAACGAATCCGCACAGGCCTTGGAGAAAGCACGCGCAGCCTTGACCGAATCGAACAAGGCACTGAGCGAGGCGCGGAAGGAGTTGACCGCATCCGAGGAGCAAGTGAGAGTGCTGCGGGAGCAATCGGCAACGCTGAAAGAACAGCTGAGAGCATCGCAAGAGGCACTGACGATCTCGCAAAACGAAGCCGTGCAGCTATCGAGCACGTTGACCGCGCAGAGGAGCGAAATCGCACAGCTGAAAGAACGCTTGACGGGACTGGGGAGCGAATCCGAGAATGCCGCGAGCGCATTGCAGAGAGCGAACGAATCCTTGCAAAATACGCGCCTTGAATTCCAGAAAAACGAGCAGGAGCACGCCCGCCGGGAAAAACGGCTGAACAATAAGATCACCGCATGGCAGATCATCGCCGTTATTCTGGGCGGCGTTGCTCTCAGCAAATAACACCGCCATCCGGCGGAATCGTGAAAGGAGAAGAACGTGGAAAGAGTCAACATCAAGGAGACGGATCTGAATTTCGGGGAACTGTCGAAACGGACGAAAACAAACATGATCGTCATCCACCACACGGGACAGGCAGACATCGACGCATCTGCAGAGCAAATCCACGAGTGGCATCAAAATCAGGGATGGTCGGGGATCGGCTACCACTTCGTCGTCCGCAAAGACGGGACGATCGAGCGTGGCCGTCCCGTCTGGGCAATCGGGGCACACGCACAAGGAGACAATGCGCACACAGTCGGAATCCACCTGTCCGGCGATTTTTCGAGCGCACAGCCGACGGCGGCACAGATCGAGCGAACGGCGATGCTCATCGCGAATCTCTGCGAGGAATACGACATTCCGATTGACCGCGCGCACATCGTCGGCCACGGAGAACTGATGCCGACAGAGTGCCCCGGCGCGAACCTGCAATCACTCCTCGATGACGGCACGATCACAGGGAAAGCGAACTACTACCGCTACGGAGCACCGTCCAAAAATCCACCATCGAGCGACGATCAGCATGAGGAGGAAGTCGCACGGATGCGTCAGGAACTGGATCAGAACGACATCAAGAAAATCTCAGTGCTTGCGCGTAAGTACGAGAGCAGCGGCGATCCTGCGCGCGTGTCGTCCGGGGACGGAGACCTCGGCGGAGTAAGTTACGGGCTCTATCAGTTATCGAGCGCGCAGGGGAGCGTGAAAGAATTTCTCGCATGGCTCTGTGACTATCCCGTGGACGAGCTTGCCAACTACGGGCGTGTCTTATCTGAGCTTGAGATCAACAGCGAGGAGTTTAAGCGTCAGTGGCAGGAGATCGGAACAATTGACCCCGGCAATTTTGGGATGCTCCAAGACGCATACATCAAGGAGCGTTACTATGGTCGCGCGTCCGATCTGCTCTGCAAGGAGAATTACTGCGCTGACAAACACACAACCGCCATGCGCGCCGTTATCCTCTCGCGCGCCGTGCAGAACGGTCCGAGCGGATGCGTCGAACTCATGCAGCTGGCGTGCGAGAAACTCGGGCATCCGAATCTCTCCTATGTAGACGACGCATATTTTGACCATGATATCATTGCAGTGATCTATGACTTCCTCATCGCCGAATGTGATTCTGTAAGGCTTCACGGCGGCGTGTGGAGAAGCGCAAACGGATTCTGCAATGGAAGCGCCGGAATAATCGGCGGGCTGCGCAATCGCTTTGTCAGAGAAAAAGCGGAAGCGCTCACTATGTTGACGATTGGAGGAAAAACAAAATGAAGAAGATTGAAATTCGCAGCGGAGAGCCGATCGGAGAAGATATCGAGCGCAAGATTCACGACATCTTCGTAGAGTCCGAATGCCCGAACGAATCCCTACTTGCATCCATCCCGGGATTCGAGCGGTACGATGAGCAGCGCGGCATCGTCCACCTCGTACAGGGCGACCTCTATACGGCGGTAGTATTTTTGGAGTAATCGCAGACGATCGGCATTGATGACAATCAACACAGCCCCGAGGCTTCGGCTTCGGGGCTTATTTTTGTGTTTTTCTTGCAAGTCATCCGCATATATGCTAGTATATATATACAGGCATATATGGAGGGCAATGAAAATGGCAAAGTATGAAGTCACATTTTCGTGTGGACACATGGAGACAAAGGAATTATACGGAAAATCTGCTGACCGCGAACGGAAAATTGAATGGATGGAAAAATATGGACTTTGCAGCGAGTGCTACAAAAAGCAAATGCAGGAGCAGCAAGATGCAAGAAAAGCGGATAACGAACTCCCTGATCTTACGGGATCTGAAAAGCAAGTTGCGTGGGCAGAAAAAATTCGCAATGGTGTCTTTCTGGACTGGGAAAAGCTCGGGCCGCAAAAAGACCCGCGCGCTGGAAAGTTTGTCAGCTGGCTGAAAAACCAGACAGAAGCAAGGTTCTGGATTGATAATCGAGAGAAGTCAATTCGTGAGTTGGTCAAAGAGTGGGCGGAAAACGAGAGCAGAATAGATGCAGTCGAGGAATCCAAAGAACTGGAGCATGCCGCAAAAGATGAAGCTACCATATATCCAGAACATGAGGAGACAAGGGACGTAGCCGAGATTAGCTACAAGGGTGAATTTGTAGAAGTAAAATCGCCAAAAAACGACATTATCATAGATACCGTCAGATCGGCGGGATATAAATGGGACGGCGAGAAGTCGCGATGGTGTATGAAAGTGACGGCGACAAGGGGGCGAGTAGAAGACCGCATCGCAGAAATCGGCAATATCCTGCTGAATGTAGGAGTACCTATCTGCATATACGATGAGGAGCTGCGAGGGAGGGCTGTCAGGGGTGAATTTGTACCGCAAAAACATCAATGGATACTAAAGAGCGGGGATGAAGAAGTAGAGATATATTGGCGCACCAGAGAATACAGCCTCTATGACGAGGCGAAACGCCTGCCGCATGCGAAATATCGCGAAGGGACAATGCGCGTACCATCGAGATATTTTGAAGAAATCCGAGAATTTGCGAAGCTCTATGATCTTGGTGTATCAGAAGAGGCGGACAAACTCCTCACCAAAGAAGAAAAGGTCTATAAAGAGAAAATGGTTGTTGTACCTCAAAAAACAGAGACAGAGACGGATCGCAAAGACCGACTGGCAGAAATATTGAACTCCTCTCGAGACATATTGGAGGATCTGAGGGATGAAGATTGATACACCCCTCCTGCCGCACCAAAAAGATGCGGTGGGCAAGCTGCAGAAAATAAAAATCGGCGCCTTGTATATGGAGCAAGGCACCGGAAAAACGCGAACGGCACTGGAACTCATCGCAAAGAGACTGGACAAGTCAAAAGTAGATGTGGCTCTTTGGTTATGTCCGTGCAGTGTCAAAAAGAATCTGCGCGAGGATCTGGCTTACTACTGTGGAGATTTTCCGCCGGAGATTATTATTCGAGGAATCGAGAGTTTATCTTCTGCTGACCTCCTCTACATGAAATTATTGGAATTGGTAAGACGGTATCGGGTGTTTTTGGTGGTGGATGAAAGCAACCTCACAAAAAACAAAGATGCAATCCGCACCCAGAGAATCATCGAAATTGCTCGACACTGTGAATATAAACTGATATTGAATGGGACACCTATATCGAAAAATGAAGCAGATATGTTCGCGCAGTGGTATATCTTAGACTGGCGCATTTTAGGATACCAGAGCTTTTATAGTTTTTCCGCAAATCATTTGGAATACAAACGCGTACGCCTGCCAAATGGTCGCGAGATTGTGGATTACAACCGCATCGAGCGCGTGTTAAATACGGACTATCTGTCCGAAAAAATAGCACCATACACATATCAAGTCAAAAAGGAAGAGTGCCTAAAACTGCCGAGGAAAAGATATATCGGCGAGCCTTTTGGACTGGATGAAGAACAATGGGACGAATACGACATTGTGAAGCAGCTCTACCTTGAGCATGTTGATGAAATCCGCCCTGAGACAGTCTATAAATTTTTCGCAGCGTTGCAGCATGTCGTTTCCGGGCGCAGAGTATTGACTGGACCGAAAAAACGCATGGAAACAGAGCCGATGGTATCGGACGAAGATAATCCGAGATTATGGGCATTACGAAATCTCCTGCAAAGAGAAATCCGAGACGAAAAAGTGCTTATTTTCTGCAAATATAAGACCGAGGCGGCAAGCATCCGAAATCTTTTGAGCGAACTCGGGATGAGCAGCGTGTTATTTACGGGGGATATACCGCAAAAAAGGAGGCAGGAGAATCGAAGAAGATTTAAGGATGACGTGCAGTGCATGATTGCCAATAAGGCATGCGGTGCATATGGATTAAATCTACAATTTTGCAGGAATATCATATTCTACAGCAATGATTTTGATCTTGCGACACGGATGCAAGCAGAAGATCGCATACATCGCATCGGGCAGACGGAGGAAGTGAGAATCTATGACATCTATGCAGCGAATACAATAGATGAGTTTATTATGGCGTGCCTTTCGCGTAAGGAGGATCTCGTTGAGGAGTTCAAAAAGAATATTGAGAAATGGAGAGGAACGATGGTGAAATACAGGACAATATCATCAGGCGACACGCCAGAAGAATTTTACATTAAGCTAGGGCCGTTCCTCGGTTCGCGTGAAGTACGGAAAGAATTTGATGGTTATCCGCTCAGCAATGCGGATGATTGGACGTGGATTGTCGCAGAGGACAATGGTGAAATCGTCGGCTTTGTGTCCATTGAGCCGAAAAATAAGGTGTTGCAGTTTAGCGCTGGATATGTCGTCCCGCCATACCGTAAAAAAGGTATATATAAGCGCCTTATAAAAGAAGCTGTCAAATTTGCCGCCGATCGAATCATGGACGTGACCACACGCGAGAATCTTGTACCGTTATTTGAGGCAGAAGGATTCCAAGCGTTGAAAATGAAAGGGAAGCAATGGCGGCATATGAGGAGGGCTGTCAATGAAAAAGGTGTATCTTAAAGAAAATGTGAATGAAGCCGCACAGGAACGGATGCGGTACATTTTCGATGAATTCGAGAAAGTTTTGATTTCCTTTTCGGGTGGCAAGGATAGCGGCGTTGTTTTGAATATGGCTATTGATATGGCGCGCGAGCGAGGAAGGAAAATAGGCGTACTGTTCATCGACCTCGAAGCGTTCTACGAAAAGACGATTTCCTACGTCGAAAAGATGATTTCAGAGAATCTCGACGTGATCGAACCCTACTGGATATGTCTGCCGATGGAGAGTCCAAACAGCCTATCCTTCCTCGAACCGACGTGGATATGGTGGCAGCCGGAAAAAGAGCCGATCTGGGTGCGTCCGATGCCGAAGAATCCGTGGATCATAAACTTGAGCAATCAACAATTTCCATGGTATCGGCAGAATATGCCGTTCGAGAAATTTATCCTGCACTTTGCCGAATGGTATGCGCAGGGGAAGAAAACCGCGCAGCTTGTAGGCATACGAACAGACGAAAGTCTCAACCGATGGCGGGCGATTGCCGCCGACAGCAATCAGAAAAACGTATACAAAGATAAAGCGTGGTCCGTCAAGATGGCGGAGGATGTGTATAGCTTTTATCCGATTTATGACTGGTCGGCGGAGGATGACTGGATCTACTACGGGAAATACGAAAAGCCATACAACACCCTATATGACCTGTTCTATCGAGCGGGGATATCTGTCCATAAAATGAGAGTTGACGAGCCATTCGGAAACGAGGCGAAAGCCGGGTTGAGCTTGTTCCGCGTGATCGAGCCAGAGACGTGGGCGCGGGTTGTGAATCGCGTATCGGGGGCGAACTTTGGGAATATCTACAGCGGAAAAAAGATCATGACCGCCGCATATGATCTCCCAAAGGGGCATACATGGAAAAGTTTCTGCAAATTCCTGCTGACAACCTTGCCGGAGGAGACAGCAGACAATTATCGGAGGAAATTCATTAAATTCATTCAATATTGGAGAAAAACAGGATGCCCCGTGCCAGCCGATGCAATCGACGAAATCGAGCGCACCGCTCCAGGGGCATACGAAAACACGCATCAGCCAAGTAATCGCGGGAAAGGAGACAAGGACGTAATCAAGGCGCGGCGCGTACTGGATGAGCTTCCGGGACTAGATAGCCGTCAAGACTTATGCACTTGGAAAAGAATGGCCATGTGCATCATCAAGAATGATTATGTGTGCAAGGGACTATGCTTCACAATTACGAAGGACTTGACCCTGCGACAAAAGGCGATCATCGAGAAATACAAAAACATTTAAGAGAGGGATGATGGATATGGCGTATCAAAGTCCAGTGTATGGCGTGAGAGCCGTTCCGATCGAAAAAATACGGGCGAATGAGTACAACCCTAACAGCGTAGCCCCGCCAGAAATGAAGCTGTTGTATGACAGCATTAAGGAAGATGGTTATACCATGCCGATTGTCTGTTATATGGCGGATGATGGCATGTATGAGATTGTTGACGGATTCCATCGATACTCTGTCATGCTCAAACATAAGGACATCTATGAGCGCGAGGGCGGAATGCTCCCCGTTTCGGTCATCGACAAGCCGATCAGCGAGCGCATGGCCAGCACAATACGGCATAACCGCGCACGAGGATCACATGACCTCGACCTCATGAGCAACATCGTCCGCGAACTTGTTGATATGGGAAAGAGTAATCGTTGGATTATGAAGCATCTCGGAATGGATGCCGACGAAGTCATCCGGCTCAAGCAAATTACAGGGATTGCAGCCCTGTTCAAGGATAAGGACTTTTCTCGCGCATGGGAAGCAAAATAAGGAGGCATAATAAATGGCTTGGGAAGAGAATACAATAAAATATATCAATAAATATAATGCGGAAAAATATGATCAAATATCATTTCGCGCGCCTCGCGGAGATAAGGAGCGAATTAAGGCGGCAGCAGAAAAAGCAGGGATGTCGATGGCCGCATACATCATGAGCGCAGTGGAAGAAAAAATATCAAAAAACAAAAAAGAAAATAGTTGACTAGCTATAAAATATATGCTAGTATATATATGCAAGCATATAAAGCACAGGAGGTAATAAAATATGGAAAAGATTAAATTTGACAAGATCCGCGAGGCGGTTGAAAAGAAGGCTGAGGACGGGACGCTCATGAAGAGAGTTGCGGAGAGGAATCGCAACAGGGCAATGGAACTTCTTGCAAAGATTGAGAAGTTCAATGAGTCCCCGGACGAAATCGTTATCAACTTTGAAAATCGCTGGGACGAAAACGGATTGGAATGGAAAGCAAATGCCACCTATTACTGCCCCGGAGATGACTTCCCGACCGACATAGAAACGCAGTGGTTCGGCGATGCGGGGGGAGCCGACAAAGAAACATCGGCGATCTGCCGTGCACTCAATGAGATAATGCCAATTCGGTATCGCCTGTGCTATGCAGAGGAAATGCTGCTTCGTGGAGAATGGTTTGGAGGAAGGGAAACGTTCTTCGCGGGGGCGAATTTTGAAAATGGAGTTGGAGATCAGCCACTTCCGGGATTTGTTATCACTGGCGGAATCAAGGGACTCAAGAGAGCGATGCGGGTTCTCGGATATGAGGCGACAGGGACGATCCCGCTCGTATTCAAAAAGATTCGCGCGAATGAAAGAAACACAATGGCAGGAATGTAAAACGATATAAAGAACGGAGGAGGCATAACCATAAAATGCTCCTCCGTTCTGTCGCACTAACTTGCGCCATGTGCGCGTGGATTGAAAC